TCTAAGTAATGCACGTTCTTGTTTATCTCTTAAGAACTGTTGCCCCGGACTGTCTGAGAATCTACTAAAAGCTTCCCTTTGAGCATCTGCCCCGCTTAAACCCATCAAAGCGGATCTTTCTGTGACTGCTGATTGTGCAGCTTGTGAATAAGGATCTAACCGCCCTATGTTTTCACCTCTAAGTAAATCAAAACGCCCAATTCTTGACCTTGCTAGTTCATCAGCTCTTGTTTGCTGTTGTCCAAAACGGGCCTCCTCTTGTCCTGATTGATAGCCAAATTGGTGCTCTTGCGTTTGCAATCCTAAATCAAACTGTCTTGCTGCCTCTGCTGCTTTTTCCCTCTCAATCATCAGATTGTATTCATTAGCTGCACCTTGAGACGCTGCTTGCTGTTGAGAGCTAGCGGCTCCGGCTAACAAAGTCCCTATTCCTAAAGCTATTGCTGCTCCTACTGCCATGACTATACCTCCATTAAATTAAAAGTTTGCATTGCTGTAATTAATTCGTTTATTTTTGCTTTATTAGCGTTTGCAAGATCTGCGATTGCCTGAACTTCTGCTTGCACATAACTAGCACTAACCGCACCTGCATCTGCTTGCGTAACGGCTGTAATATTATCCATTGTAAAGGATTCAATAACCCTGCTTACTTCTTCAAAAAACCTGATAACTCTAAGGCTTGCCGTCCCGTCTATATCGCTTAATTTATCCTGTCTAGTTGGTGCTGCGATTATATTAACTGCCACCTTCTAACTCCAATTCTAACTTAATTAAGGCCACCTTTACGGGGTCAGTTATTTGAAACCTAAAAACGACATGCGCTGGAACTCTGCCTAGTCGTCTCCATTCTACCCGCCTCATGTATTCACCAATCTTGCCAAACGATCTTTGCGTGCTGTTTGACCATGTTTTAGACCCATCAAGAGAGAAGTCCATCGTGATTAGAGGATCACTTCCTAATCCTGTTGATATTCCTACCCCTGGCTCTGGTGTAAGTTCTAAAGCACCTATAAAGAAAGTCTTTCCAGTTAATGCCAAAGGTGCGGTGGTTTTAATTCTGGTTATTGTTTCGCCGTACTCGATGTAGGTATCCTGATCAAGATAACCGATTCGCCCATCATTAAAATCAGATACTAAGAACTTATTATAAACAAAGTCGATTGATTGTACCCGCCAAGCATCGTTAGCGATCCCTGATTGCTGTTCGCACCAGACAGGTTTTTGTGCTGCCCTGGAAGCCGTCACGTTAAAGATAAAGGTCTTTGAATCGACATTAATTGATCTGAAAGTAAACCCTACAAAAGCGTAACCTGAAATCGAATAAGTAAAAGTAAAGGCGTTGCTTATCTCAGTTCTTGTAAAACTTCTTATCTCTTCATCTATTGCATCTGTGCTGATCTTACTAGGTTGCCCACCGCCTCCGGCTAGCCAGACACCTGTATTCTCATTTCTACCGCCTCCTATGAAGTAATAAGCCCCTTTCCATTGAATAACCCCGTATTTAGAGTGCGCCCCTTTCTCGTAGGTTGCGCCGTTTATTCTTTGCCAAGGAAAACCAGAACCGCCAATATTTTGGAATATTTCTGTTGTTCGTTCACCGATTATGTGAAGTTCGTTGTGCGTTACATGAGACGTTATTATGTCATCGTCTGGTGTAGTCTCAGCACCTGAAAAATCAAGGGCTAAAAAGGTTAAATTTGTACTGACATCAAAACTTATTTCTGAGCTAAAAAAAACTCTTGGTGCCGTGAATACGAAAAACCCGTTTATAAAGACTACGCTGTAAGCTGTTTGCCAGTTGCTAGCTGCTGTTGTATCAACTAAAGTATCAGGTGTTTGATTGAATTCATAAGTTTTGCCACCTGGAACAACGATCACAATTTTTTCAGCATTATGGGCGAATATGCATCTTGCCGTACCTGCTATCGTTCCCTTGTCGTCAATTACCCCTGCATCATCGATAGAATAAAGTTTTGTGCCATTAACCACATAATAAACCCCGTTCATGACTACAGAACCTCTACTGCATGTAGTCCCGGCCTCTGAGAAACTTACTGTCCCAGGTGTGCCGAATAGAGCGGTTTGATCCAGTGCTTTAGATGGGGGAATCACCGCATAGAGATTAATACACCTCTGAGCCGATAAAGGAGCTACTAGGCTCTCATATTCGTCTATGCCTAATGGAAAGGCTATTCTATCCATTGTTACCCGTAAAAGTTAGGTGTTTTGTTAATTGTGTTTTTTCTATCGCTTTGATAATGAGCGTCTAGCGTATGCCCCCAAGCGATCCCTGTATAAGTGTCGTTTGCGTGTGCTGCATCTCTAAAAATCCGCATTAGGATAAGGCTATCGGGTTCAATATCGGTCGATACCCCTACAGTATCCTCAATAATTTGATGCTGTTTAGCTGTGCCTGATCCAGCTTGTTCTAAATACACCGTAGTGCTAGCAGGAAAAGCTTGTTGCCCGTGCCCCTTGGACACTGAGTACTCAATTCCCCACCTTACAACCCCAGTATTAGTATCATCCGGCGACCAATGCATATGAAAAAATATAAGAGACCCTGGCTTGTAGTCATGCCCGATATGAAAAGGGACTAAAAAAAGCTCGTTCATTGTGCTGGCTGAAAAGTTATAAGCCTTTATTGAGTCAGTGATAGCTGCAAAAGTGGGAACATTACCACCTACCGCTTTGCCTGTACTTAAAGGTGATTTTAAATCGTTCCAGCCTGTCAGTATGTCAAGTCCGTTTATTTTCATAAATTACCCCGGGTATTCGTGAAGTCCAATTAAAAAATCACAAGTTGCATTGTCAGTCGCATTCCACGCTTGCATCCAAACCTTATCAACACCTGAATTAAGTCTAGGCATCATAAAATTTATCGGGGTTCCTCCTGCCTTAGAACCTGCTGTCGTGTTCATCAAACAAACTTCACTGTATTGCATAGCTATTATGGCATCAGCCATTGTGCCTGTCCCGTAGACCATTCTTAATTTCCACGGTGTATCTGTTGATAATTCAGTTATTAATACTCTATAAGGGTCAAATTTCACAGCTCCATTGATGGGCGTGTCATCAGTTCCAAATACTTGGGCTTCATCATCTGTATCAGCTCCATAATCATCAGCACCTGAAATAGCCCTAAAAGGGGCTAGGGTATTGTCCGCCCATGCTGTAGCTGTTTGAACCGCTAATTTTCCTCGCCAATGCTCATGATTATGAAAATGTTTTTCAATTTCCTCTATTTTATAACTTAAAGAATTATTAACTCCGGTTAATCCATTGACCTTATAAGAATCTATTTTTTGCTCATCACCTGAAAGTTTCATTTTAATTCACCACTTGAGGCGTTAAGTAAGCACTTAATGAAGTAGTGCCAACAGAAGAAACAACCGCATGAACAAGCCCGTTACCCATTTCAAAACTCAAGATCGCATCTGCGGTAAATACGCCACCCGCCACCGTAACCCATGTTACACCCCCATCAAGCGACCCTTGGATTGTAACTGTTGCCCCGTCCCATGTGCCAGATACTTGTAAACTTCCAGGGCCTTTACCTGTCCATTCAACAGCCTCCCCCGTAGAGTTAGCTGTTACCCCATCTAGTAGAGTCAGTCTTTTTGCGCTAATAGTCATAATAACCTTTTAAAAGTTAGGTTTTAAGTTTGTTGCATAAAATTCGTACCAATCTCCGTATCCCCTTGTTTTATTCCCTGATCCTGTAGGTAGATTGCCAGGTAGTTTAACATTATCAAAATTAACCGTGATCTTAATAATATTATTATAAGACGTTTCTGCTGCTGCAACCATGCCTGGAGTTATCGGCTTGTTGTATTCATTCGCCAATCTTATCGCTAGCATGTTCTTTAAAGCACCCTCAGCGTATCTTGGGGCAATAACTATATCGGAGGCTAGCTTAACAGGTGAAACGCCTTTTAAGAATCCTACAGCGTCCCATTCTGCTACCATATCATTAAGACAATCTAAACCGTCTTGAACTTCGGCTGCTTCTAAAGGTGTCTCGGCTGCTTTAATCCCTATCTTAGAATAAGCACGATTGATTATGTGTTGAGCGGTTGCCATTTTCTTTTAAGTGGTTCGAGTGATAGTTCTTTGCACTGTTTAAGTAAAATATAACTATTATCAAACATCTTGAGTTTTTTACTGTAGTTGTCTTTTGCAAACTTAATCAGCTCTGGCTTAGTCATAAGATCAAGGTTTAAAGTCTCATTTGTAACCTTAGCAACAAAAACTAGAGCCTTGCCCGTTTCTGTCATCATTACTTTATCAGTAATATCTAAACCATGATCAGCAGGCTTAAAGAATGCTAAAGGGCTTTCATTCCATCCCTTAGCCTTAAACTCCTCAAGATCAGTAAACAGGATAGCACTAGGCCTTTTAGTCTCATGATAAACATACAATCTTAATGCTTGCTTATTTTTCATAGTTTACTTTTTAACGGGTGGTCTGCCACCTTTGTTTTTTTTAATTTCACCAGGTCTTTCAGCCCATCCATCATCCAAATATTGCTTTAAGTCTCCATTGTGGATAAGCTTGGCAGTCCCTACCCCACCTTTATAAATGTATTTGTTTAAAGGTTTTCCTGTTTGGCTGTCTTTCTTGTAGTAAGGCTTTCTGTCATCCTTATTTCGTTCATCATTCATGGCTTGCCATTAGTTTAATGTTAAAAGTGAAAGCAGGGGCGTTTGAACCCCCACTATTGATCTAGCCTGTGATCCTACAACCAAAACCTCTATTTTGAGTCTTAATCCCGTAAAGGATATCGAATCGGTAAAAGGTTTTGTCTGAAGAAATCACATATTGTAAAACGGATCGAATTGAAATACCATCATAGTTCACACGGCTTGACTTTGCGCCCTCATCAGGCATGTCAATTTGTGCAACCGCCAAAGTGATAGCGTTCTTATGGAAAGCTAAGTTTTGAGGGTAAGCAGTGGCAGCAGTACCAGTTTTAATAGTAACCACGGCTCCGTCTGCTGGGGCTGCTGTTACTGTCTGGTAAGGACCACTTGTGATAATGGGTGGTGAAATTGTTAAACTTGATGGACCTGTTGATGCACCGCTATCTGCATCAGCCAAGATTGTAAATTCTGCAAGGCTGCCAGTATCTACAAAGGTTTCACGATTAACAGAGTTGACCCCAACAATTGTGAAAACATCACCTTTTAGCACGACATCTGTAACGTCTGAAGTCCAAGTGTCGACCAAAAGAGTTTGACTGTCTGTATCTTTAGATAAAAGATAAGTCGTGTTTTGTGTAGCACCGTTAATAACTGGACTACCACCTAAAGCACCGACTGTATGTGTCTTGATTGACTGATTCATAT